AGGGTGATGTTATCATCAAAGGTAACTTACAAGTTGATGGTACAACAACTACAGTTAACTCAACACAGACAACTGTTAATGACCCAATCATGATGGTTGGTGATACTACCAGTACAAGAACTGTAATGACAGCGATGGCAAATGGAGCCTCAGCAGTTGTAGTTGACCAAGTAACAGGTATCGCAGTCAATGATACTCTTTTACACTCTAGTTTCTCAGCAAGTGGAATCACTACAGTTACAGCGATTAATACTGGAACTAAGACACTTACATTCCAAGGAACAGCAGTTGCAGGTATCAGCACACAGACTGAAATAACAGTTGTACACGCAACAGATACGAATACTGACCGTGGACTTGGATTTACTTATAATACTGGTATTGGAACTGCAAACTCAACTGATGGTTTCTTTGGATTAGATGATAGTTCAATTGCATCTAGTACTGCTGGAACTGGAAATCACGGTACACACGGTGATGACAGTCGCAGATGGACATATGTTCCTGATGCAACCATCTCTGCTAGTGTAGTTACAGGTACAAAAGGTTTCTTAGACATTAAAGGTATTTACTATCAGTCAGGAAACTTTGCTTCAGGTGGTGTTGTTTGGTTTGACGATACAGGTCTACAGAGATCTACAAATGCTCCACAAACACCTGTTATAACTTCAAAACAAGTATTAACTGCAATTACAAAAGTTACTTTAAGTTCTTTAAGTTCAGGAATCACAGTGGCAGTTGGTGATATTGTAAAACAAGATAGCACTGGTGCCTTCGGTGTTGTTGAAACAGCTGTAACAGGTGGTAATTCTGTCAATTTAATTGGTGTAGAAGGAACATTTAACACAACTAATAATTTAAGAAGAGAGGGTCAGAGTGGTGCGATTGCAAATCTTTCATCCACACCAGGTGCTGCCACCAACGTCTATATAAACAAACCACATTGGACTTCAACCCTAGATGGAGGAACTTTCTAAATGCAACAAAACAGTGAAGTAGATGTTAATGTATTAGTGAATTTATATCATACAAAACTAGCAACAGCATTAAATCAAAACGTTCTTTTGGAGGCAAAACTCCAAACTCTAAAAAATGATTATGAAAAAGAGAAGAATCAACTTTTAGAGGAAATCGCAAATCTCACGGAGAGTAATGGCATCACCAAACAGTAGAGGACAACTTATAAACTTCGGTTTGCGTAAACTGGGTTATCCTGTATTGGAGATTAACCTTGATACCGACCAGATACACGATGCACTTGATGATACTCTACAGTTATATCAAGAGCGTCATTACAATGGTATTGAGAGAATGTATCTCAAGTACAAAATTACCCAAGAAGATTTAGATAGAGGAAGAGCAAAAGATACAGACGGAGTTGGAATAGTCACTACAACTGGTATATCAACTAATAGTGCAGGTACTGTATCAAGCAATTTCTATGAAAGTTCTAATTTCATAGCAGTACCAGATCACGTTATAGGTGTAAATAAAATATTTAAATTTGATACAAGTTCTATTTCGGGTGGAATGTTTAGTATTAAGTATCAGTTATTCTTGAATGACTTATATTATTTTAATTCAGTCGAATTATTGCAATATGCAATGACAAAAACATACCTTGAAGATATAGATTTTTTACTTACAACTGATAAACAGATAAGATTTAATCAAAGACAAGATAGATTATACTTAGATATTGATTGGGGTTCTCAATCAAAAGATACTTTTATAGTCATTGATTGTTTCCGTGCTCTCGATCCTGAAGAATATACACAAGTTTATAATGACCCATTTGTAAAAAGATATTTTGTCGCATTGATGAAAAAACAATGGGGTATGAATCTAATTAAGTTTAGGGGAACTAAATTACCTGGTGGTATCGAATTAAATGGAAGAGAAATCTACGACGATGGAGTTAGAGAGATAGAGGAACTCAGGTCAAGAATGATGATGGACTATGAGACACCTCCTCTTGACTTTATTGGGTGATGAATAATGGCATTAAATCCACATTTTTTACAGGGTTCAAGAGGTGAACAGAGATTAATACAAAGTTTAGTCAATGAGCATCTTAAAATTTATGGAATTGATGTAACATTCATTCCAAGAAAGTTTGTAAATCAATCAACAATTATTGAAGAAGTTACTGCATCAAAATTTGATGATAACTTTTTAATTGAAGCATATGTTGAAAATTATGATGGATATGCAGGTGCAGGAGATGTATTAACAAAATTTGGTATGAGTTTAAGAGACGAGGTAAATCTTGTCATATCAAAGGAAAGATTTGAAGAATTTATTGCACCATTTATGGACGCTGATGATGATGTCGTATTATCATCAAGACCTCGTGAAGGAGACTTAGTATTTTTTCCATTAGGTCAAAGATTATTTGAAATTAAATTCGTAGAACATGAAGAACCTTTTTATCAACTAGGTAGCAATTACGTTTATAAACTTAAGTGTGAACTCTTTGAATATGAGGATGAGGTCATTGATACTTCAATTGATATTATTGATACTCAAGTTGCAGATGAAGGATATATTACAACATTACAGTTAGTTGGTATTGGTGTGACTGCAACTGCAAATCCAGTTTTAGGAACAGGATATGTTCGTGAGTTATTTTTGAATAATGATGGTTCTGGATTTACAGGAACTCCTATAGTAGCGATTTCTACATCGCCTACTGGTAACTTTGCTGATAATGCAAGAGCAGTTGCAATTACATCGACAAGAGCAAATATAACATCTATAGACAAATTATTATTAACCAATGCAGGTGCTGGATATACAGAGGCACCAACAATAACTATAACAGGTGGAGGTGGAACTGGAGCTGCAGCAACTTGCTCTATCAATACTGTATCAAGTGGTATAGTAAGATTTATTATAACTGAAGAAGGAGTTGGATATGGTACAGCACCAACCGTAACTGTATCAAATCCAGCGTTAGGTATTGCTTCTGAAAGAGCAGTTGGTATTGCGTCGCTCGGTGCTAATTCATCTGGATTTAATCAAGTTAATTCTATATTTGTTTCTAATCCTGGTGAAAATTATGATAATACTGCAACAGTAACCATAGCTGATCCAGAAACGATTAGTGGAGTTGGAACTTATCACTTCAACGAGGTTGTTCAAGGTATGCGTTCAGGAACTCAAGGAAGAGTAAAAAATTGGGATGTTGATACAGGAATACTTCAAGTTGGTAATGTAGGAATCGGAACAACTACCACAGGATTCTTTGCTGGTGAAGATATTAAAGGACTCACCTCTGGTGCATTATTCAGTGTTTCTGTATTTAATGACGATGATACTACAGATAAATATAATGAAGGCGATATATTTGAGTCAGAGGCAGACTTACTGATTGACTTTTCAGAATCAAATCCATTCGGGAGTTTTTAAATGGGATATCCAAAACCTTATAAAATACCATATGATCCTTGGTTTGATTATAACATTCCAGCAGCAATAAATGATACTTTACAATGTTGGATAGCAACTGAGAATACTGCAAAGTGGACAACTGAAGTTGATGATACAATACATTCTAAAATGTATGATTTAGCAACGGATAGTGGTTTATTATTAGGTGGATCGGAATCAATAGTATAAGAAAATGTTAGGAAATTATTTTTATCATCAAATTATAAGAAAAACAGTTATTGCATTTGGTACATTGTTTAATGATATTCATGTGCAACATGATGATAGTGCAGGAAATGTTATATCAGATATCAAGGTTCCGATTGCATACGGACCAAGACAAAAGTTTTTAGCAAGAATTACTCAACAAGCAGAATTAAATAAAGCAACTCAGATTACATTACCTCGTATGTCTTTTGAGATAACAAACATATCATACGACTCTACAAGAAAAGCAGGTATAACTCAAACATTCAAAGCACAAGATAAAAATAATAGTCAGTTAAAAAAAGTTTTCATGCCTGTTCCATATAATCTTGGATTTGATTTGAATATTTTAGTCAAACAACAAGATGATGGATTACAAATACTAGAGCAGATATTACCATTCTTTCAACCAGGTTTTAATATATCAATTGACTTAGTAAAATCAATCGGTGAGAAAAGAGATATACCAATGGTTCTTCAAAATATTTCTCAACAGGATGATTACGAAGGTGATTTTTCTACGAGAAGAGCTTTAATTTACACATTATCATTTACAGCAAAAACTTTCTTCTTCAATCATATTGCACAGACTCCAGAGGGAATTATCAAAAAAGTTCAATTGGATTACTATACAAATACAAATACAAGAACTGCAAAAAGAGAGCAAAGATATACTGT